TAGCACCGCCGCCTGATATATCTTCTTTGTCTTTACTATAAGAACGCATAATAATTATTTTTTCAGGACCATTATGAATCATCCATCCTACTTCTTGGCACACGGCTAATGGAGCATTAATAACATCTTTTATATCAAGCCAACCTGTTTCTGTATCACGAGCATCAAGCCAAGTCACACGGACCATTGGTGTTTTGTTGATGTCAAACATTAGTTATTTAAAGGCTGTGGTTCTTCTTTTTTAATTAAATGTAAGTTAAAAGATACCGATCTTCTCTCTTCATTTGGTGTTCTAAACGGATACACGCCGTGTGCTAACCAATTTGGAAACAAAAATATATCACCAACCTTTGGTGACTCTTGATGCTTATGTCCACTGAATGTCGCCGCTTGACCATTGAACCAACATATATCACCTACAGTTGGGTAGTGATCTTCTTTTGCATACTCTGCTGGTAGACTTGGCGGTACTCGTAGATAACACACACCAGATAATTGACCCTCGTGTATATGAAAAGGATTAAAGTCTCCTGACCATTGGCTCACGCACCACATAGATTCAATGACCATCTTACCTACGTAATCAGGTGAAATAGTTTCACTTGCTGGTGGTATAGAAATATAATTCTTAACCATCTCACCCATTAGTTGAACCATTGGCATAAATTCTTCTGTGTTCATCCAGTCTTGAGGATAACGAACTTCTTGTTTAACGTTGCCTGCTAAGTTACCTGAATGATCAAACTCTTTAGATAATTTTTCATCTGTTAACATTTCTGTTGCTTTATCATCAAGCATTTTGGTAATAAAATCAGGCATCCTGCCTCTCATTATTGTAGGACCAAAAGGTCTAATAGTATCAAATTTTAAAACTTGTTCGGAAGGCTGTTTCTTCTTAGGCATGATATCCCTTTCATTCTTTTTAAATATCTATTGTCATATAGCAAATATTTGCCTATAAATATAGGATTAAATACTTAGGCTTAATTACAAGGGCAGCCTCCTTGCATTATACAACAATCATGATTTGCAAAAGGAGAACATGCTAAAGAAGATTTTTAAAGCTGCTAAAAAAGCAGCTCCCATTATCGGCGCAGGACTAGGCTTTTTATATGGTGGACCTATGTTGGGTTCAGCTTTAGGTGGTGGTCTTGGTAGTTTAGTTGCGGGTAAGAGTCCACAAGAGGCTCTTAAATTTGCCGCATTATCTGGACTAGCAGGTGGGGCTCTTGGTAGATTTGGTGGTCTTCAAGGCGGTCAAGGATTAGGTGGATTGTTTGGTAAAACGGCTGCTACATCAACAGCAGTACCATCAAATGTTCTTAATGCAGCTTCAGGCGGTAATAAACTTTTGCTTAAAGATGCAATAATGAAAGGCGCAGTACAAAAACCAGGTGGTGGAAGTGTTCTTGGATCGGTATTAAATTTTGCAAAAACTAATCCAATAAAAACAGCAAGTGCTCTTGCAGGATTAACAGGGCTTCTTGCTTCTAAAGAAGAAGAAGAAAAGAAATCAACTTTTGAAGATATATATGGTAAGGTACCAGGATTTGCTAACATTGGTGATGCACCTATGGGTGGAGTTGAATTGATTCCTTTTTCTCAATACGGACCTAACTTAACACAAAGGGCAATGGGTGGAGAAATAAATGGTTTAAAAACTTTAGGTTTAAGACAAGGTGGTTTTCCTCGTAAGAATGGTAAGATCGCTGGACCAGGAACTGAGACTAGTGATGATATACCAGCAATGTTAAGTGATGGTGAGTTTGTTATTAATTCAAGAACTGTAAGAGGACTTGGTAAAGCAATGGGTGGTAAAGGTAAACAAGATACTAGAGACAGAGGATCAAAATTCCTTTATAGTTTACAAGATAAATATGGAGGCAAAAGATAATGGCAGATGAAATAATACAAAGGCAGCAACAAGCTCCTTATATTGAAAAAAGATCTGAGCAATTACTTGCATCCGTATTTGGTGATCCAAATGCTGTAAAAAGGGATGATGAAACAGAAGAAGCTTTTCAATTACGTAAATTAGGTAGAGCAGGTATTGCTCAACAAATACCGGGATATCAGTTTGCAGGATTTACTCCAGAACAACAACAAGCTTTTGGTTTAGCAAGTCAAAACGTAGGTTCTTATGCACCAGCTTTACAACAAGCTATGGGAAGTGCAACTCTTGGAGGAGGTGCATTAACAGGTGGTATTCAACAAGCACTTGGTGCAACACAAGCATATGATCCAAGTTCAGCGCAAGCGTTCATGGACCCATACCAACAACAAGTTACACAACAAGCATTAGCTGAATATGATAAACAAGCACAGATTGCTCAACAAGGTTTAGCTTCTCAAGCACAAAAGGTAGGTGCTTTTGGAGGCTCACGTATGGGTGTTCAAGAAGCAGAGCTTGGTAAAAATTTAGCCGACATTAAATCAAGAAGAATTTTTGAAGACTTATCACGTAACTATCAACAAGCACAAGGTGCTGCGATGGGTGCACAAGAAGCACAGCAACGAAGACAATTACAAGCTGGTCAATTACTTGGTCAAGCAGGACAAGGTTTAGCTAGTTTAGGTAAAACTCAAGCTGGTCTTGGTGCACTTGGTCAACAACTTGGTCAAGCAGATATTCAATCACTACTAGGTGTGGGTGGTATGCAACAACAGTTAGGTCAAGCACAAATGGAAGCTGCTAGACAACAACAAATTCAAGCACAGCAAGAACCATTTAGAAGACTTGGTTTTGCTAGTGATATATTACGAGGCACTCCAAGTAGTAGTATTCAATATACTCAACAGCCACCTACCAATCCATATGCACAAGCACTTGGTCTTGGTATTGCAGGCTTAGGAGCTCTTGGTCAATTTGGTCAAGGCTTTGGTGGTCTATCAGAGGGCTTTGGTAATTTGTTTGGAGGAGGTAATTAATGGTAGCTTATTTAATACCAATGGGATTACAAGGTATAAGGGCTGCAGCACCATATGCAATGCGATACGGCGCTAAACCTGCAGGTAAAGCTATTAAATATGGTTTAGGTGCTATTAGAAATTATTTTAGACCGGGTTCAAAAATAGTTAAGGTTCCTGCTCCTACTACTGGTACAGGTAAAGCTTTTCTTAAAGTTCCTAGTAGAAATGCTCCACCTCAATTTCAAAATAAACCTATGTTTAGTATAGGAGGTACAAACCGAGCAAATATCGCACTACAAACAGGACTAACTGGTGCAGCAACAGCACCTTTTGTTTATGATTATTTAACAAGTGAAGCTGAACAAAGCGCTAACACTTCACCTCCTGCAGGTTCAGGTGGTTCAGTAGACACGGTTCCAGATCCTGTAAAACCAAAAGATAAAAAAGAAAAACCTGACGATGCTAAAATAACAAGTGATCAAATTAAGTCTGGAGAACTAGATGACTTTATTAAAGAACGTATAGACTTATTTGAGAAATACATTGGTGATGACACAAGAAAAAGAACAAAGACTGCAGGCTATAATGCTATGGTACAGTTTGGTTTAAACCTTGCTACAAAAAGAGGTAACTTGGTAGAGGGTATTGCAGAGTCCGCAAAAGAACCACTAAAAGAATTTGCTAAACTAGGTAATGATTTAATGGACCGTGCTGCAAGTATTAAGAAAGCTGGTATTGAAGCTGGTGTATCTGCTTATGAAAAAGCAGAAGATCGTAAGATTGATGAGAAAGCAATTGAAGCTGACATTCTTCAAGAAAAAATAAAACAACAAGCTAAAACTCTTAGTAGAGGAGAATTTATAACAACAACAAAAACTGATATAATGAATAATGAAAGATTGTTTAATGCAGTCACGGCGGGTAGATATGATAAGGATGGAAATTTAATAGAAAATGCACCATCAGAAGAAGCTTTAATTGATCAATATGCACAAAATTTATATGATACATACAGAGCAGTTGAAATTCCACCAGGTGCTGCAGGACAAGAACTTTATGACTCATTACCTAGTGGAACAAGAATTTACGATCCGAATGCTGTAAACACAGATGGTAGTAGAGGTGGCTACGCAACTAAACCATAAAGGAGTTTGACCTATGGTTACAGCAACAGATAGATTTGGAAATCCTCTTGAAAATATACAGGGATCAAAGGGAACACCAATAATTAATAATAAAGGAGTAGATAGATTTGGAAATCCCATAGAGGTAGAAAAACCCATGGGTGTAAATTTTAAATTTAATTCAAATGTTAAAAATCCAAAAAAAGAAAAAGAAGAAGGTTTTATTGAAAAATATATTGTTGATCCGATAACTGCAGGTGCTGCTGGTGTTGGTGAAGGTGCTATAAAATTAGCAGAGGGAACACTTACTCTTGGAACCATACTTCTTGATCTTGGTGTAGGAACAGATGTTACAAGAAAAGTAGAAAAGTATTTTGATGATAATAAAATTTTACAAGCTTTAGAAGACAAGGCCGACGACTCATGGACTGGTACAGTTACTTCTGTGCTAACACAGTTTGGTGTGCCCGGAGGTGTTGCCCTTAAAGCAGCTAACGGATTAATTAAAACTAGAAACATAGGTGGTAAAACAGGTTTTATTTCTAGAAGACCAAATGTAACAAAAGCATTACTTGCAGGTGGCGCTGAAACTGCTGCAGCAACAAGTGATATGGGCACATTAGGTGATCTTATTGGTATGGGTCCAACACAGACAGATGACACCGACGATGTTAATGCAACAGGAAGAGAGCTTGCAGCTAGAAGATTAAAAAATAAATTTAAGTTTGGTGTAGAAGGTGCACTTGGTTTTACATTATTTGATAATGTTGTTTTTCCTGCAGGAAAAGCTTTGTTTAAGGGATCAGCCCCTGCTTTTACTGGACTATTAAAACATGTAGGTGTTAATAAAAACAACATAAAATTTTTAGAATTCGATCCAGAAAAAAATGCGAATGTTTTAAAAGAAGAAGCTATTGATGAAGGTTTTCAATTTAATAAAAATAATATTTTACGATGGATAGATAAAAATGTGCTATCACCTTTTCGTGCAAGAGGTAATTTACCAAAAGAAGTATTTGAGGCCAATAGAGAAAAAATAAATAAATTAAGATCAGTTGCTGAACAAGTAAGAGTTGACACTCTTGATTTAGAAAAAGCAGTGCAACAAGCAATAGATCCTAGAATTGGTGGCGTTATAAATCAATTAGACAAACTTGGTATGAGACGAAGAGAAAAAATGATGGAAAGCATTTATGATTTTTTAACAAGCGGAAAATTTAAAGACAAAATAGATGTTAAGACAGGGGCTAGAACTCCTGTGACGACTGAAGAATTAACAACAGCAATGAAAGAATTTAACATACCATCGGAGTTATTACCTTACATACAAAAAATACGAAGCTCAATAGATGGAATGAGTGATAATTTAGCAAAGATGGATAACTTTACTTTAAAAGACGGAGAAAAATTTCAACATGTTGTAGCCAATAATATAGGTGAATACATGACAAGAAGTTACAGACTATATGGAAGTAAAGTAGAAAGAGGTCAATGGTTAAACACTTTAAATAACACAGCAGAAGGTCGAGCTATTAAAGAAAAAGCTAGAATATATATAAAAAATAATAATCCAAGTATGTCTGATGACATGATTGAAGTAGAGTTAAAAAATCTATTGGCTGAAAATAAAGAAAATGTTTTAGGTGGTGCGATATCAAGAGTTGCTAAGTTCGACAGTGAAATACAAAAAGTAAGACAAGATATACCAGGGGAGCTTAGAGAACTACTTGGTGAAGTAAAAGATCCGATTAAACAATATATGAGAACTGCTGCTAAAATAAATACATACATTGCAGATACAAATTTTTTTAACACTTTACTTAAAAAGGGAAAAGGTAAATATTTTTTTGAACCACCTAAAGTGCTTAGAAAAAAAGTTGCAGATGGTGATGCCACCGCTGACGACTTTGCATCCAGCACTGTTCCTATAGGGGAAGGAGGTTTAGAATTTGGTAGTACGATTGTATCAGATGGTCCTTTAAATGGATATAGAACAACACCAGAGATAGCAAAAGCATTAGAGAATATAAGTAATTCAAAACAAAATGCTGATACATTAGCGTCTCTGTACTACAAAGTTTTTCTTGGACCAAAAGCATTTACACAAGAAGCAAAGACAACTCTGTCACCTATAACACACGCTCGTAACGTTATTAGTGCAGCATCTTTTACAGGGATGAATGGTAACTTTTTTCAAAATCCACTTCGTTTTGCAGAGGATATGAAGAGGGCGTACGAATTAGTGACAGCTAGATCCAAAAGTGCAATTGAATCTGACATGGGTAGAAAGTATTTTAAAAATGCTGATGACTACAAGAACTATGTGAAAGAATATACAGACCTACAAGAACTAGGTATCATCAATACAAGTGCACGATTAGGAGAGATAACACAGAGTCTAGATGAAATAAGTTATGGTCTACAAAATCTTAATGAGGAAGGTAAGATATACACAATGCTACGTGGGTGGGGTGATAAAACAGGTTTTAATAAACTTCGTGGTGTCGCAAGAACAGCGTATCAAGCAGAAGATGATCTATATAAAATACAAAACTTTTATTCAGAAAAACGTAAGTTTACTAATGTTTATCAGAAAATGTATAACTCAAATCCAGTAAAGTTTGTAGATGATTATGCGGATGAAATTGCAAGAGTAAATCCTACTCTTACAAGAGAAGAAGCTTTAGCCACAATGAGAACTAAAGAAGGCTTTGATAGATTTATAAAATTAAAAGCTGCTGATACAGTTAAAAACAATATACCTAACTATGATTACATAGGTGCTTTTGGACAGGCACTGCGAAGATTACCTTTAGGTAACTTCGTATCTTTTCCTTTAGAAATTATTCGCACAGGTGTTAACACAACAAGACAGGGATTGAGAGAAGTTTTAGATCCTAACACAGTGGGTATAGGAACAACAAGACTTGCAGGTGTTGCTACCTTTGGTATTGGCTTAGGTAAAGGATTGCAAGAAGGAGCTCAACTTGTAGCTGGTGTATCCAATGAACAACTTAATGCATTACGAGAGTATCTTCCTGATTGGTCTAAAGACTCTACTCTTATTCCAATTAAACAAGGTAATCAGTTATACTACATTGATTTCTCTCACACGAATGCATATGATATTTTAACATTGCCTCTTCGTGCAGCAATGAATGGTTATGATGCAGCAAGAGATCAAGGTCAAGGTGTTATTCAAAGTTTTGATGATGCTGTTTTCAGAGCAGCAGGTAAATTTGCAGCACCTTTTGTTGAAGAATCAATTGCTACACAATTTATATTAGATGTTACAGCGAGAGGAGGACAAACATCTACAGGAAGAAGATTGTGGAATCCTCAAGATGACTTAGGAACAAAAGTAACAAACACTCTTACTGAATTATTTAGAACAGCTTCTCCTGGTTCATTAGCGCAGTTTAGAAGATTATATCTTTCTGGTTTTGGACAGAAGGATCAGTACAATAGAGGATACAAGTTTTTAAATGAATCGAGTGGTTTACTTGGTTTTAGAATACAAAATCCTTTTGTCGAAGATGGTATAAATTTTAAAATTTCTGATAACAAAAGAGGTGTGGCTGACTCTAAAAGATTATTTACAAGTGTTGCTTATAGACCAGATGCTACGTCAGCAGAAATAGTAGACGCTTATAGAAAAGCAAATGATGCTAAAAAAAGAAATGATCAAGTTTTGTATAAACAAATACGAGCTGCTAGAATATTAGGTGTGTCAGATAGAAAAATTAAATCAATAGTATCAGAAAGATACTCTTCAACAGAAGCAAATAGGTTATTGAGAAATAAATTTACACCAATAAAAATATCTGACTTTGCATATCAGACAATGAGAAAGAACTCTATGCAGAGAGATGGAAGTGATGTTAGTAGACCTGTAAGAACAATAAGTAATGGCTTATATAGAGGTCTTAGTAACACAACCTTATTTGATAGTCCTAATAATTTATTTGATAATATAATTAACATTGTACCATCAGAACCACTAACAACTAGGCCTAAAACAAGTGATGCAGCACCTATTATAAGTTCTGCACCTACTGTTACAGCACCTATTGCACCGAATGTTGCTCCTTTAGGAGGCACAATTTCACCCGGAGATAGATCTCAACTTGCCAAAAGCGGAGATATTGATATAACTGAAGCATTAGTAAATAGAGGATAATATGCCTAGAGGACGAGCACCAAAAAAAGTAAATCAATCCAAAAGAAGAAGAAGTGCGGCTTCGGCTAGAAGAAGACGTGAAGAGAGTGCTGGTATTGATAGAAGAGGTTCTTATTTAGCTACTAGAAACAGACCTGATATACGAACAGGAAGTAATAATAGATTTGTAGCACCAAAACCAGATGCATTCTCAGGCAGAGAACAAGGCATTGCTGCCGCTAATACAGGAAGTAAAGAAGATAAATTACAACAAAGTGTTGGTAGTCTTGACAGACGAATTGCTACAGCATTAGAAAAAAAAGATACAGATCTAGCGAAGGATCTTCGTTCACGACAAAATAAATTTGTAAAACAATTAGCTCTTGAAAGAGTTAGAAAAACTCCCGGTGGAACTATTCAAGGTAATGTTAGAATGAGTGATGGCACACGGCCTATGACAACAGCGGGTTTTGATGTATTTCAAGATACTGTTGATAGAGATTTCTTAGATCCAACAAGAAGATTACAAAACTTATACCCAGAACAAGCTAGAGAAATGTATCCTATAGAATCAAGATTACAGATGGGTCTTCCTACAGTGCAAGCAATTAAAGCATTGTTTGGTGTAAAAGATAAACCAATACCATACAGTGATCCAAGAATGCCAGGTGAAAGATATCCTTTGGATTTTATGCCAGAAGGAGAAGTATTTGCAGCACCAACTGAAAATGTATCTATGGAAGACTTAACAGATGACAAAAGTGTACCACTTCCAGAAACAATAGAAGAACAACTAATTCTTCCGAATCAATTTGACGTAATAGATCCTAAAACAAGATCGGAAGTAGTTGATGAAACTATGGGTGATATAATAGATTCAGGTGTTCAAGATTTTGATAAATTAGATAAAGAGTTTCAAAAAGAATCCGCAGAATACTTTGAGAAAAAAGCAAATGAACCAACAGTTGCAGACAAGTATCCTTATGAAGTAGCTAGTCCAAATGCTCTTCCATCATACCTTAATTTGTTTGGTCAAAATGATCCTATAACAGGTGTACAAGATGAATTAACAAGCGCAGCTTTACAAGGATCTGGATATAACTTAGATCCAAATGTAATTAATCAGTTATATGATCAAGGATTCTTAGAACCAGGAACTAATTACGTTGATAATAATTCTTTGTTAAATGAAGCTTTAGCAAGTTACTATAGTAGTCTCAAATGATTAAAAAAATTAACATCACTGCAATTATTATTGCAAGTGTAACTGTTATCTACAGTTATGGAATGTTAGTAAATAGAGTCATTGCCAATGAAAATAAGATAAAAGATTTAGATATGTTGCGTATAGACGCACGGCTCTCGGTCATTGAAGCTAATGTTGTAGCGATTAATGATAAAATAGATCAAGCTATTAAGTAGCATTCATTACAAACATATTTGATTCAAGGCACCACGTCTGCGTGTAAACAGGATTTATTCCTTGTTCAGTAGCCATATCATAAATAGTATTTTCCATCGCAATACGTCTTGCTTCACACTTCTCTTGATCAAAGTATAACTCAGCCGTATGTTTTACTGAAGGCATGCCGGGCATAGAAATCATTGATATAAGTAACCATATTTTAATCATTACTTATAGAAGTAGCACTTTCCTTCTTTAGTTACCATAAGTAATTTTACACCCATTTTTTTCTGTATTTTTGTGGTCATTCTTCTTATCTTATGACCTGCATGTGTGCCTGTTTTTCTTATACTTTCGCTCTTTACATCTATTTTTATCGTGTCTCCTCTATCATTTAAAGCAATCAAGTCGCACGGCCCAAGGCCACTGATGTTATGAAAAACGTAGTAATTTCTTTTCGTCAGCCAGTGCATGGCTACAAGATGGTTTAAAAAACCAACCTTTTGCTTTCTATTCAATTTCTCCCCACGAAGGTCCTACCTCGCAGTCTACTTTACAAGGAACTCTTAATGGCACGGCACTCTGCATAATATCAATAACTTTTTTCTTTTGTTCTTCAGAGTATACAGAAATATCTAGTTCATCATGTACCTGGATTAAAGGTGTAATACCTTCTTTAAAAACATCTATCATTGCTTTCTTTGTTTGATCGGCAGCGGATCCTTGAATTAATCTATTCAAAGCTTTGTATGTCCAAGCACGTCGTATTCTATTTATACCACCATATTCTGCTTCAGCATCTTTAAATGATAATGGTTTATGAATACCATAAGAAGATGGTTCCCATAAATCAAAACGACATTTACGTCCTAGTATTGTTCTTATGAACCCCTTTTTCTGTGCTCTACCCATCGTGCCTTCTGTTAATACTTTTACAAAAGGAACTGTAGAATGATATTGTTTAAAAATATCGTCAACGTCTTCTTTATCTAATCCTAATTGGGATCCAAGTTTACCTTTACCCATACCGTACATCATACCAAGATTAATTGTCTTGGCTTGTTTACGATCTATGCCTGCCATATCAGCAACAACTTGATGAAAATCAGTGTCTGGTTTATTATTATAATCATTTAATAATTTTTCTACAGAAGCAACATCCCATTTAGTTGACTCACTAACCAAGGCTCCATAATGTATAAGAAGACGAGGCTCTTGTTGTGAATAGTCAAAACATCCCCACTCCTCACCTTTTTCTGGCACAAAGATTTCTCTTATTTTAGGACCTATATCTTTATTACGAGCTGGTATCTGCTGCAAGTTAGGGTTTTGCATGCTTAACCTTCCTGATATTGTACCGCCTGTCTCTGAACGTAGCTGATTTACATCTGCATGTATGCGACCACGATAAGAATGTTTTAAAATAGAATCTATAAATGTTGTTCTTGCTTTATTTAACTCTCTTGCTTTTACTATATTCTGTGCGAACGGATTAGAATGCGTTGCTAAAAAGTTTTTATCAAAGCTCGGTAAACCTGTTGGTGTTCTGTTGTATCTTATTTTAAGTTTATCAAAAGCTTTTGCAATTGATAATGGAGCAAGTATCTCCACCTCAAAACCACATGCTTTATATAAGCTAGATAATATCTTCTTCTCTGAATTCTCAAAATCTTTTTTAATACGTTCTGCTTTTTCTGTATCAATGCGCACTCCTTTCTTTTTCATAGCGAATAGAACATGAAACAATTCTGACTCTGTGTTAAAAATATTTAATAACTCCTCTTGAGTTATCTTTAGTTGTAATGCTTTCCATAACTTTAAAGTAACTGCAGCATCTTGTTCAGCGTAAGGACCAACATACATTGGTGGTAGTTTCCACATCTCACTCTTTGCATCCACGCCCCACTCTTTTGCAGCTTCATACAATAAAGATTCTGATTTTGTTTCTCCAACATACTCTTTTGATAAATCTTTAAGAGAATAATTAAATCTGTTTTCATTTACTAAAGGTGCAGCAATCATTGTATCTATTATTCTACCGTGCACTTTTAATCCTAATGCATCTAACCATCCAACATCATACATGGCATTGTGAAATATTTTATCACAAGGTAATTCTAAAATAGGTTTAAGTTGATTAAGAAAAACGTTTTGATCAAAGTTACCACCGCCCTCATGTGCTATAGGATAGTATCCCTCCCATCCATCCACGGCCAACGCAACACCAATAACTCTTCCCTGTTTGGTAGCCCATCCAGGTCCTACACCATTTTTTATACCATCATCTTTTGTTTCTAAATCAATAGCGATTTCTTTCGCTCCACTAAAATTAGGCACTGTTTCTGGTGGTACCCACTCACTAGGAGTTTGAAAAAGAGAGGGCTGTCTAAACATGTAATCCTCTTTTCTCACCAGCTCTCAATACTTTTTTACACATATCAAAAGTTATTGATCCTTTTTTATCATTAAAATCCCATGTGCAAAAAACTGTGTTTTTTTTTGTATATCCTTTTTCGTTATCTATTCTATCAATAGATATATTTGTTCGTGTTTTAGTAAAGTTTCTTCGTCCATCTTGTAATACAGAGCCTAGATGTGTCATAATTTCTTTTGTATAAAAACAATGATAACCATATTTTTCTTTATGTTCCTCCCAATGTTCAAGCATCATTTCTTTTGTTGTAATCTCGTGATAAAGACTACTATGAATATATTTTTTTTTCCTAAAAACTCTTCCATACCAACCATTAATTAACTGCATTAAAAATCCACGTTCTGTGTTTCTATAAGAAGAATCTTTTATAACAGTACATAATTTACATTGTGTTTTAAAACCTCTTGAAATTGCTTCACGTTTAGCAAAATATTCTTTTGTAGTAGGATATGATTTACCGCAAACAGTACATTTTGTTTTCACTTCGTTCGCTCATCTATTTCCCCTGCAATAGCTGCATAGGCCGCCAAGTCTACATAGCTGTCTGGTTTATGTGCATGCATTAGTCTAGCGACTTTAACTAAAGCCATACACATTGCCACATCATGGGGTGTTAATTTTTTGCGGAGGAAAATTGACCACAATGCAGCAATGTTCTCATGATTGGTAAGCTTATCGCCGTAGTCTTCTTGGCGATCACCTCCAACTAATTCTTTTGCTTGTTCTAAAATATTTTCACAGATCATAATAATTCTTTAAACTCTCTATTGGATTGACTCTCAATAATATGTAAAGATTTTTTTGCTCTTGTTGTAGCAACGTAAAACACTCTCCTCTCATCGTCCCTTTTTTGCGCAAGACTTAAATCTGCCTTACGTGGTAAATCTGTTAATACCATAACATTGTCTGCTTCGCCACCCTTAGATGCATGAATTGTAGATAATTTTATATTTTTCGATTTATTAAAGGATGATCTGCGCATTGCTGCATTGATATAACGTTGCATCGATTCTGGTATTCTATCTAATGCAATGTTCCATTCACTATTTATGTCAGCATTTAAACCATGTCCCACGACCAACGATTCGTAATTATATTTAACTTCTTCACTCGCTGTTTTTATGGCTTCTTTATGACCATGTTCTATATTACCATTACCACTCATGTAATAATAAATATCTTGTGCTGCAAATACATCTATCTCGTTTCCTTCTTTTAAATTATTCCATCCTTGTATTGCTCTGATCATACGATCAGAAATAGAAGATCTATTTTTATATTCATAAAACAATCCTTGGTATTTTAAATCATCTGCTATTTGATCTAATACATAATTAGTTCTTGCTAAAATTAACCACGATCCATTTGTTAAATCTATTTGGTTATTGAATCGCATACGATGACGCTGCACTATTCCTTCTTCTTCTTTTGGATTCCAATCTTTTTGTACACGATCATTAACTTTACTAATCAAGTTATCAGCTACTTGATGCACGGCTCTAGGCACTCGGTAAGACTGTGTTAGTATTTCTCTTTCCCCACCTATGAGTCCTAATCTTTTTGTATCAGCACCCGCCCAATCAAATATAGCTTGGTCATCATCTCCTGCAATGTAAGCTCGTTTTGAATTACGAATAAGTATCTCTGCCATTTGCCATTGAATAAAACTAAGATCCTGTGCCTCATCAATAATTACAACTTCAAACCTAGGACAATTTTTTTGTTTATTAAATTCTACAATCATATCTGTAAAATTAAATTTACTATGGTTCTTTTTATATCGTTCTAAACCTTTATCTATTTGTTTTAGCTTTTCAAATCCCCCTTGAATATGTTCACCACTACGCATGAACTCATTTGATAGTGATACGTTTTTTATTTTTGCTTGATCAATTATTTTTAAATAAGGATCCTGTGGTAATGAAATACCTAACTCATCTACTGATTTGTTTGGATTAATTAATTTAACTTGTAAGTAATCAGAAGCTGCTTTGTAATCATCATCGTCCATAACATCAGCATTTTTTAATCCCAACATTAAGAATGCCATACTGTGTAGTGTACGAAAGTATTTAAAACTTTTACGATCCAAACTAAATTTCTCCATTGCTCTCGTCACTGCTTCTCTTGCAGCTTTTTTTGTAAAAGCAAAATATCCTATTCGATCTGGTGGAGTTCCTTTTTGTAGTTCTGATTCAACAATACTAAGAAGATGTGTTGTCTTCCCGGTACCTGGTGGACCAAAAACTATTTTAATTTTCTGACTTTGACTGTCTTGTAATATCATCTTGTAATAACATTAAGTTTAATTTTATCATTTTTAAATCATCCACTAATATTCTTTTTGTTAGCTTCATGTTTCTACTCTCCGCTTTAGCTACGAGTTTCGCAGCTATACCTAGAGTTTCTTTAATTAGTTTTTCCATTCATCACCTCTAAAATTGTTTTCCCTATATAGTAAGGTATCTGTGGTACCAAACTATTACCTAATGATTTAAGTCGGTCCACCCTTTTGGGTATCCCATGAGCCACTCTACCCATGTTGGGTTCAGACTCCCACCACCCTTGACCCACTGTTCCTTGTCCTTCTTCGCTACTCTCACGGGAAGAATTGAATCTCGGTGTGAATTGATTACGGCTTTGCCACTGTCTTTGTAATCTCTCGTCGTTGGTGTTGGCCACATCAACTTCGGATGTGCTACTTGATCGTTCAAACTGATTGGCATTTTCTTCTCGAGTTTCATTTTCATTCTCTCCTCGCTGCTCGGCCCTCGGCCACTGTGAGCGTCTGGAGTGCGCCAATATCCAAATTCTTTCTCTTTGGTGGTTGGCACCGATGCTCGAAGCTGAAATACTAAACGGCCTAACGGCGTAGTCTTCACTCTCCAAGTCCTCGATAACGGTGTCGAGACCGAGTTTAATGTGTCCACTAACATTTTCTCCAATAACCCAAGTTGGTCTGAGTTCTTTGACAAGTCTAAAATACTCTGGCCAGAGGTGTCTCGGATCTTGCTCACCTTTTTGGCGACCTGCGATGGAGAAAGGTTGGCAAGGGTATCCTCCTGTGATGATGTCGATGGAATCAATTCCATCTGCTTTGAGTCTTTCATAGTTCAGCTCCTTTATATCTTCGTATTGTTTAACATGAGGCCAATGCTTTTGCAGCACTTGTCTTGGATATTTTTCAATGTCACAAAATGCTTTTGTTTCAAAACCTCCAGTGGCTTCAAGTCCTAGACTGAAGCCACCGATACCACTAAATAAATCTAAATGTTTAAGTTTCATAATCTCGTTGTAGGATAAATCCCGCATAGTGTCAAATTAAAAAGGTAAAGTTTCATCATTATCCGAACTATCTTCTTTTGGTAATGGCAGCGACTCAATTCTTTTAAAACTTTCATTATCAATTTCCCATAACCTGGTATTCTTCTTTTCTACTTTTCTAACAACTGATTTTGCATCCCTCTCTTTTAATCGTGCAGCTACTCTTACCGCATCAAAACCTCTGAACCTCTGTTTCTCTAAATACATTAATAAGAATTCCATTTTGAAATATATCTTATCGTTCTCTTCAAAAGCTTTACCATAATTTACTTCATCAATAGTTAAACCTTTTCCTTGGTCATTTACATATGCGTGTAAGTGCTGATCAAATCTACCTTCTGGTGAAACATCATCACCCATTTCAATGATCTCTGCATTATTACCAATCTCTTGTAATTTTATCTTCCAATCTTTTCTTGATAGATCTGGAAGAATAACATTTATTTGATCATAAACAGTTTCTTGAAATGTATCTTGTTTATGTAATGTCTTTGTTCTTACACGAACTTGTCTGCCATCAATGGTTATATACCAAATAGAATTCTCTGTTTGATATTTTTTTATACTATCAAAACCAAATTCAAAATCCCCACCAATACCAAACTCTCTCTTACGACATTGAGAAGAATCACAGAAGCTGCACATTGGTTGATCCTTACATTTGTATTTGTAATCTGTTTTCTGATGTTGTTTAATTGTTTTATCTACTTGTCTATAAGACAAAGGTTTGTTCATGTACTTGTTATTAAACTCAGAAATTTTATTCTCCCAATCATCTGGCCATTTCTTTTTTGCATACACTGAGTAATGATACAAAACATTATCACGACCACCTTCATCAATACCAACATTCATTAATGTTTCCAGGCAAGGTGGTCCATCAAATCCAGATGTTTTTTTCTTTGTTTTTATTTTTATCTTTTCAAAATCTTCTTTCTTAATTTTATATTGATCATATAAATCAAAGAACTGATCCAATGTAGCAGCACTGCCATCATCAAGAAAAGCATAGCGCATAGTATTACTGCTATCAAAGTAAGGTAGATTAAGAAAAGAACCAATGTCTCCTCTAGTCGTATTGAGTTCAACTTGCTTTGGAAATATTTCACAACTGCCATAGCCTAACCCTCCAGCTAATTCCATCAACTTGTTTCGCATGATCTCTGCTGTGATTGGTTCCTCTGTAAAAAGAAATAAATGTGCACCACCACTTTTTGAACGACATGGTACAAAGGGTAGTTTATTTTTTCGTATATTGGAAATTACTTTTTTATAATCTAAAGGATAAGTATCAATGTCAATACAACCCCAAGAACAAGTGCTATCATCTCTAATGGGGATACTTCCCAAACTAGGCGCTTTACCCGCAAGATGATCTTCCCATAATGTATCTGATATAAAACCTCTTTTAGTAACTGCATTGCCTCCTACCTTTCCGTTTTTAATATCACCCGGTGAGTATTGACCATATGCCCTATCTAAACCCTCGAATATTTTTTTAAATTTTTGTGTGCTCATGATGTAAAATAGTTAAATGCAGGCCCATGATTATGCGTTGTTTAAGAAAGCATAAGTTGTAGAACAACACATAATCTGACGAACGGGCCTGTAATCCGTTAACCATCTTCTACAACCTAACTGTTAAAAGGGTACTTTATCTTGTGAAGTTTTATCCTCCTCCATTTCTGGTTGAAGCTTCTCTTTAGCTGCACCCATGTCTTTAGAAAAAGCAGATGCCTCAGTGACATGCGCTTCATCTGTTAACATTGAATCCAGCTCAATCTTCCACTTATACCAGGTTTTATCACCATTCTTTGCCTTCTCTGATTTAAGAAGATAAGAATGTGACCACATTGGTGGAGTAAAATAAGTTCCTTTTGAATTTTGGATCTTCAAATTTTTCATTTTACTATTCCAATTTCTACTTGGCGTAAGCTGCGATGACTTCATTGAGATCACTGCTTGACTTGTTTCACCCTTTCCCCCCACGATTAACACAAAGTAATTAGCTGTCTCTTCGATGTAATTACCTGAGTTATCATTCTTATAAAACTTATTATCATCGCCACGTATCGTGTCATTCATGACTTCTTTTGATTGGTGCACGGCCACAGGACCTTTAGCACCACTACCAACAGGAGCCCACTCAACGTAAGTCTTATGATAAACACAAGGGATAACCTTAACCCCTTGATCACTAGGCCACCAATCTCCCGTGACAGAATTAAGCACATGACCTGCACGTAGTGCATCATCATTTTCTAACTCTGGAGACATAGCTTGTAGAAGTTTTAGTCGAGGAAGCTGCAAATCATCTGCACTCATCTCTTCAAATCCTGTATCAACTCCTTCGAATTGAGACATAATAGCAACAGCATTGTTGCTTTCTTTTTTCTGAACTTGTTTATTCATAATTCATACCTCATTGTTTAAAGTTACGATTGTTTGATACTGACTTTATTAAGCCTAAAGGCACCAAACAATTTCTCATCAAAGTCTACTCCATCTCTGGATTTTGCATTCAAGTACGAACGTAATGTACTTGGATGTATTGATGAGGTTTCATTCGGAACGAGTCCCGAATCCTCTGCTAGTTGTTTGAATTCCTGGGCTACTTTGTCTTCACCTTTTTTGAAATCCACACTAACTA